TTTGATATTCTGCGCTCGTACCTTCTTAAAGATTCCCTTACTGCCAAGGTATGCGGTGTTAGTGCACATAGCGATATATGCACCCACCACCTTGTTAGTAAGAAAGTCATCGCCGGGTTGTGGTTCGCTAACGGACTTCGCTCGCACAAAGTCCTCAACCCATTGATGACACTTACGCCATGCCTTCCTATCAGCCGGCACAGCGGGAACCATAAGAGGTACGACGTATCTCGTGGGGTCATGAGACCCATTATGCTCAGCATTCTCACAAAGATAAAGCTCCCAGAGAGAAGCGCGACACCACGCAGGAACCCTGAGCCGACCCTTCGACGGGTGGCCCAGGCCTCCAAGCGCAGCCGGAAGCTCTGGGGGCCTCATCTTCTTCATCGCCAACCGCCTCTGACGTGCGTAGATCGTACGCGCGCATCGGGCAAGACGGTTGAACGAAGACGAGTCCACAGAATGCTGAGTCATGACCCCATTACCGTTCCTAACAAACTCCTTGAGGGAAGGCGGTCTAAATGGACGCAAACCACCCGTGGGATCGAGCAGTGCGTATGCCTCGCAAAACACGAAGCCAATCTTAGACCGGAAAGACTTTCCTTCATGGAGCTTGCTTCCTATGTCACGGGCCCTAGTGGCATAGGAAGGCACGTTATGAGGATGAGTGAGCGCCGCCAAATCATCGCCGCAGATGATCCTCGACGGTCCCAGGTGCTCACTCATCCAGTGGTTGAGGAGGCTCAGGATCGTAAACGAACAAGGAGTTCCCATAAGGGAACCACGAACCTTGGGCACCTCCACACACCCATCAACCACCTCATAACGTGCTCGGCAGCTACTACGTCCGCTATCACTCATGTCGGACAAACGGTAACGGACATAATGCGGCTCATTGCCAACTCCGAGGGACTCTCGGAGTTCATGGTAGAGGAGGGCGGGGAGGCCAGCCTTCCTCAAACCATCGCAAACCGCAATGATCGCATCATGTCCAAAGCCGTCTGTCGCGCAAGTAAGATCTGCCGAAAGGTAGACCTTACTCGAGTGAAAGCCAGCCTGCAACCTCCGAAGGATCGAGTCTTCCGTATGCGGAGCATACGGAAGAACCTGAGGCACCTTGGAGAGTACAGCTGGCCAGAGGATCTGTCTTACAAGATCACCTCTGGCGAACGTAGCTGCCGGCGTGACAGTAATGATCCTTGCCTTCATCCCGAGTTCCGCAATTTCGGACGCATGATGAACCACCG